AGTCTATGTATCAGCCTGGCTCAAAGAAGGTAAATCCGGCAAGTTTATGAGCTGCTCATTTAAGTTGAAGGAAGCAAAACCAGCAGTAAAGCAGGAAAAGTTTACGGATGATAGTTTAGATTCTATCCCTTTTTAGAGTTTGCACGCCTAGCCGGTAGTGGCGGGTAACACCGGCAGCAGGGGCCAAGTTCTCCTTCAGTTTTATCGAATTGGTGACCCTGCACTACTTATAAAGGATAAAAATGGAATTGTTAGATTATTTGATTAAAAATCACGGTTTTAAGAATGATCGAGCCATTGCCCTACACATGGGAATTGGCATCTCTACACTGTCAAAGATTCGCAATAAGAAGATCGTCCCGTCAGCAGAAATCATCTTGCGCGTACATGAGACTTTTGGTATTGATGTCAAAAAGATTAGGCAGCTATGCGTTGGGGAATGATCTTAATTGTGGTTGTTGCGTCTATACCTGGCATTGGTTTAGGTGTCATGAACAGGATGCAACACGAATATCACCGTGGATTCACTGAAGGAGTCGCGTCAGTCACATCGCCAGACATTGACAAGCAATGTGTCGGATGGATGTTCGAGTCTAACTTTAAAGATGCAAAGAAAAGGATATGTAAATAATGTGGACATCACTAGAGCTTGACGTTATCCGATGGGCAGAAGCTCGCGGAATTATTCCCAATGCCGAAGCCAGCACTCAGTTAATGAAAACAGTTAGTGAGTTAGGTGAGCTATGCGACGCTGAGATTAAAGACGATATATTAGCAATCAGAGATGGTGTCGGAGATGTACTGATAACGCTAATAATCTACTGCGCCATCAAAGACATATCTATTGTTGACTGCTTGCAAGATGCCTATGCAGAAATTAAAGACCGTAAAGGATTCTTAAATTTCAATGGAGTATTCGTCAAAGATGAGTGAAATGAAATACAACACAAAGCCATCCGAAGTAAGAATGGCTAAGTTGCTCAAAATCCTAGAAACGCCATCAACATACACGGAGATAGAAAAGCAGTTCTTTATCTCAAATAAATGGATGAAAGGCTATATCAAGCATTTACGCAAGATTAAGCTCGTCTACATTGATAGCTGGATAAAAGAGCAGAAAGAAATAAAAGAAGTCTATGTGCCTGTGTTTTGCATTGGCAGATACGAAGATGCCATTAGACCTGCGCCATTATCCTCAAAGGAAAGAGCGCAAATAGCACGTAATAGACTTAACCAGGATATAGACAAGAAAGACCTATTCCTAGCTAAACGCAGGGCTAAACTCCAACCAGTTAAGGCTGATTGGACATCGAGCTGGATTAAACCGCGATCACCTGCCCTCGAAAACACACAAGACCTTTATCCTCATCAATGACCTCTAACATTTCCGGAGGCAGTAACTTGCCTTCGTAGAATGTCAGCACTACAAAGCCGCTTCGATGGTTTCTAGTACCGTCTTCTGTGTACTCAAATTGAGCGCCCCATACGTCTGCTAGAGAGCCTGTATCGACACCGTAGCGAGTGCCTGTCAGATCAGTCCAAGGAGTGACTTTAAGAGAGTGTAGATGACCGTTGACCGTAGATACACCAGACCGGAGAACAGCGTTATAAGCAGCATGGATTCCGTTATAGTTGCGATGCTTGATCTGAGTGTGGTCATTTACCATCACAGAAGTTGAAAACTTCCAGCGCGGGAAGTGATCCGTTAAGTTCATGCCGTGGATACCCTCAAATTCAGGAGCCTGTGAGGACAGTCTGCTATTCCAACGGATGTCGTGATTACCCCAAGTCCAGTGTAGCTTGGCATTGCCAGCAGCGTCCTCGATCTCACAGATACGATCTCTGCAAGCCTCTAGCTCCTGTTTAACGCTTGGTCTGGCTTCCCATCCTGTTCGTGGATGTCGTGAGATATTAGCCCCGTCAAACGCATCACCGTTCATAATGACCATCTTAGGGTTTAGCTCTTTAACAGCAACCACAAAGGCCCTGTGAGCTGTGGAGATGATGCCAGGCCAGTAGTGAGCATCTGAACCAACGATAACAACGCCTGATTCCAATCCAACATTAACTCTAACGCCGTTAGCTGGCAAAGTTACATTGAAATCAGGGCTGTTTTTAGCAGTAGCAAGCAACTGGACACCTTGCCGCTTTTCGATGTTTCTACGCTTGCGATTAACAAATCTGTGGTTAATGCCTAGAATCTCAGCTACTTTAGTAACTGAGCCGCATGAGTTCCATGCCGCTATGAACTCCTCATCTGTTACTGGGTGAGTCATTATGACACCTGCCTTTTAAATTCACCGCACCATTCACTTTTTCCGGTAATTGGGAATAAACTCTCAAAATCATCGTCGCCAAGAAAGAACATAGATGGGGGATAGCGTCTGCAAAACCCGACATCATCATTCTTCTCACGATCAAAGAAAGCGCATGATTGGCACATCGGCATACAGTCTTGAGGTATCTTTTTAGTAACCATTATCCGCACTTTACTTTCTCTAGTTTCTCAAGTTTGTCTTGTAACTCTTTGATTTTACTATTAGAGTAGTTTATGCGTATTTCAAGCTGATTAAATTGCTCAATAGTTCTATAAACTTCTTCTTGAGATAGAAGCAAATTACCGTCTGCGTCTTGAGTTGCTGAATATACCGAAACTGATATAACTAACAAAAGACCTGCAATAATTTGTTTCATGATGACTCCTAAGATATGTAGATTTTCATTTCGTCTTTGCGTCTATTCACCAACCCTTTAAGAACTTTACCGCCACCTTTTGTATATTTCATAAACTCAGCAGCAGCACCATCAAACTCACCACGGTTGTGTTTTTGGCGCAACGTACTACGCTGCAATGTACCTAGCCCTACATTAAAGCTAAAAGAGACGAGAGCATCGAATTGCCCTTGAGTAAGAGAATTAGGGCAATAACGTAGTACGCCTCGCTCAAAACGCTGCAAGTCTGCTTTAAGAATCGCATCTACCTCATCCTTAGTAAACTGTCTAAAGTCCTCAACACGCAGCCCAATAGAGCCTCTTTGAGCCACTGGTAATAGTCCCTGTTTGGGATATAAAACGTGGCCTACACCGACAGTCCATAGACCAGCAGGGCAAAGATATGGCTTATATCTAACACCCTCATGATGAATTATGGTTTTAAGTGCCTTGTCGCTTACTTTCATTTCTTGCTAAACGCCTGTGTACCAAACCAGAAACTTATAACAGAAGCCCAAATCGTTTGCGTGTCGTCATCCCAAACTAGCGCCATCATCTCCTTAAACGGAGCATCTTGCGTCCAGGCATACCAAACACCAGCAATGTCAATAGCAACTAGCAATAAAAATAGACCGTAAGTAATCGTAGGACGCACCATAGCGCGAGCATTAACAACCCACTGCGATGCACCCTTACCAATCTCAATGTCGTGAGAATACAACGCTATGCGCTCATCTGCTTGCGTCTGGATGCCTATCTGCTCTGTCTTAATATCCTCAATGTGCGCTTGAGCCTCAAAGCCTTTATTAGCCATCTCTAGCTGCTGTGCCATCTGCAATTGAGCAAGTGCTAACTCATGCTTCTTGTCTTGTTTGTCTTGGAAGAAATCCAGTAACTTTGGTAGGCCACCAGATAGAAAAGAGATTAGCGTAGTAATTAAGGTCATCATTAGTCTTTACCCCCGTTTTTAAACATCCACCATATTGCATACATTACGAAACTACTAATAGAAACGCCTAGCACTACAGCTAACCATTCCTGAATATTCTGTATTTTTTGCTCTTTCTTGCGACGTATTTCAGCCAGACGCATACGTTCCTCACGCTCTGCATCTTCGATCTCTTGTTTTCGTTCTAGGATAATTGCATCTCGACGATGACACATCTCGTCGTATAGACCTGACTCCTGGCTACCGTAGATTAGAGCCTCTTTAAGCTCTTTCTCTAGCCGGATCATCTCTCTATGTGCAAAGGTAGCTTCTAACGCCTCTGCGGTAGCGCTACGCTGTGGCTTGCCTTCTTTAGCAGCCTGTATCTTCTGTTTCTTTTGCTCGATGACAGCAAGCTCTACTTCTGTTTGCTTATCGAAAAAGGTAGCTATGTCGTGATAGCAGTCTTGAATTTCGTGACCTAAAGAGATTAACTCTTTAACTCCGGCTACAGCAGTCTTAGCGATAGCAACCGCTGCGCCGATAGTCAAAGGGTCCACGTTAATCTCCGAATATTTTTTTAACGCTTAAAGTAATAACGGAGCCAAGTGCGCCAGCAGCAAAGATGACCGTATATAGACCACCTTTACCTTGATTAAGCATAGCAGTTACGTCAGCCATCTCTTTGCGAAGTAAGTGTATCTCAGCCGTTAATGTCTTAACATCTGCTTGCAATGCGCCAAATTCCTGTGGATTGATGTCTGACATAGTTATACCCACCAAACATTAATTTGACCTCTACCACCTGTAAAGGCTCCTGTACTACCAGCACCACATCCAGCACCACCGCCAGGTATCGCACCATTACCACCAGTAATTCCAGAAAATCCAGAGCCGCCTCTCGGTGCTGATCCACCTACTGCATAAGCGGTAGTATAAACATTTGCTGACATTGATGACCCATTACCACCAACTATGTTAATAGTTCCACCAGATGCTGATCCACCAGTTGCGTTTGCACTACCATACTGTCCACCACCAGCAGTAAATGTAGAGAATGTAGTGTCATTTCCAGAACCACCAGGAC